CTACATCAACATTCAGGTCCTTAACACTTGCTTTTATCGCTTCAAAGTCAGTTGCCTTTAAATCTGCAAATTCACCACTAAGCGATTTAAGACTCTCAATCGTTGCATATGTAATCTCTGCCACGTTCGACTTAAGATAATTGTTCCGGATATTCTCCAAGTCATTGTTAATAGATACAATCGTTTCTGCCTGTACTGTATTAGCCTTAACCCATTCTGCATCAACTTTCTTAGCTATAAGCTCCTTTGCCAATATCAAATCAGAATATATTCTCTCATTCTGCTGTGTTGTCGGTCCTTTAAAGTCAACTTCCTGCTCTGTCTGTGTCTTGCCATAAGATGTTATAGTCATAGTAAGACCACCATCATATTCCTGCTGGATGTTCATCACAGGCACCTTGTAGGTATCTTCACCATCTTCCACAGTAATCATATCCCACGGATCCAGTCGAACATCTCCTAATGTCTTAACAGATGCACCTCTGTAACTGAAACCACTAAGCTTCTTAAAGATATTATCAAGCCTGTCCTGTGTCATAAATGGATTATCAAATGTAACACCAAGTGTTCCACCGCCAGATGTTAAAGTTGTAGAGTTATCAACATTACATGATAACTTTTCCAGATTATAATTGCTTTCATCTTTCTCAAAGCTCATTATCCTTGTCACATCCAGCTTATAATCCACATCTAAATACCACTTAATAACAATAGTTCCTGTTCTATCAACACATGCAAAGCCACCTGCCATAGAAGCGATATATCCTATCATTTCCCTGTATGTATATCCCGCAGGCTTTGTTGATATCATTATCGAAGAATCTATATTACTTACATCCACAGGAACACCACAGCCGGCGCTTATCTCATTCAGAACAGATACAGCACTTGCAGGATATGTAAGATCCGATACATATAGCCCTGTTGTTTTCATCATTCTGTCATAAGCTGTAAATGTTGTAGTTGCCTGGTCATTTGTTGGATGTTCAGCAGTAAAAAAGCCAACTGGAATATACTCATACTTTCCACTTGGCAGCTTCAATCCTATCTCTATTGGTATCTCTGTATTCTCAAACAGCTCATCTATTCTCTTAATACTAAGTTCAATCTTTGCCGATACTGCAGATCCTAACTGCAGGTATTCTTCACTACTGCTTGATGTTTCATAGTTCAACTTTTTAAAGTTAGCATATATCCACTTGTCATTTATCTTAAGCCTGCCTCTGAATGTTCTTGACGGACTTCTTATCATCGTTTTAAATGCATCTGTTATATTGTTATACATAGGCTATTCTCCTATCATAAATTCTAATGCTGCCATTTCCTTTGATGTTGGTGTATCGTACTTCTCTGTATCACACATTTCAAGTACACTCATTGGTACCATCATAATCTCAACTTCTATCTCAAGATTAGAAATATCATTAAGCTCCTTAATCGCTTCCTCCTTTGTTTTCTCATCTGGAAATTCTATCTCATTATCTTTAAATACATACGCCCCATTCTTATCCTTGGATGCCTTCTCATCAAGGACTTTCTGATTCTGTGCTGCTGCAGTTTCACACTCTGCTATAAGCTCCTTTAAATTCTTTGCAATAGCATAATTAAGCTTTACAGGAAAATGTCCGTTAATCCCCTGTAACTCTACTGCCTTGTTTCTTATATCACTAACCTTTAATGTCTGTTTCATATGCTCTCCTTACTGCTGAATAATCGACACACTTGCACTTCTGTAATAGAAAATGCCATCATCTAACTTTCCTATTACGTCTTTGCTTAGTGTGCCTCTGTAACTTGTTATTGTTATATCCTGTCCATCATCGTGGAATGTTATAGGAAAGAACCCTGCAACAAGCTTACTCTTAATAAATATCATTTCATCTTCCTGCAACACTCCCCAACTAATAGATAATGTCTTCTTCTTTGCAACTACATCACCTAACATTGTTCCGTCAAGTGCACGTCCAGTTGAAGAAGACCATATTATCTCATCATCCACTTTGATGGACACAGGAGCCGGGAGCTCCTGTCCATCACACTGTAATATCAATTCATCACATCCTTATGTAATAATCTCACATTTTCCTGTCTGCTTTGTATGTTCATTTATCTTATCAACTACATATTTCTTAAGACTCTTTCCATCAAGCTGTATATCAAGATCTAATGTTTCCAACACTTTAAGTATCTGCTTAAGAATACTTATAGCCTCAGACAACAATTCAGCACTTGATGCCATAGCTGCTGCCTTCTGTGCCATATCGATAAGCTTATCCTCTGGTGCTACAACTTCTCCCTGGTGTTTATTATCACCAATCATTGCAAGCTGTGGTGTGTTTGGCTTTACATATCCACCTTGTGCAAGGTATGGAATGCTGCCAAAACCAACTTCCGGTAAATCAAACCCGAAATGGTCACCACCTATAACCGGTATCCAGTCAGGCACATCAAAACTCAAACTATTTACCTTACGAACCATCCAGTTAATACCACTTTCTAATCCGTCAAGCATACCATTTATAAGTCCGATTACCATATTAATAGGTCCTTTGGCTATATCTGCTATCATTGAGAATATATCGCCAAATGTATTAACAATATCATTCCACGAATCCGACCAGTTGCCGCTAAAGACATCTTTCACGAATACCAATACATCATCAAAGACTGATAATACATCCTTGATAATATCCATTACATTTCCAAACTTTTCCGTTGCAATATCTGATATCCAGTCCATTACAGGTGCTAATTTTGGAATAACATTGGTTATTATCCAGTCGATAACCGGTTTTAATATGTTTTCCCACAATGCTTTAATAACATCTGCAACGTGGCCTATAATGTCAATTACCTTTGTCATCAAAGGTTCAATGTGTGAGCTCCATATTTCTTTCAGTTTGTCAGCTATGTTGTTAAGTACTGGAACGAAATATGTATTATATACATCTAACAGCTTGCCAAATGTATCACTAAGACCTGTTTTTACAGTGTCAAATAATGGTGAGATATGCTCATCATACATCTGTACAGCTTTATTACAGGTTTCTTCAATTACAGCCGTTATCTCATCTAATACATTCCTAATAGGTTCCAACGTTGATTCAAATGCCTGCTTGATTTTATCTGTATTTTCTACAATCGGATCTACAAGCGTTGAAATCAAATCTGCCACGAATTGGTTACACAGTGACACTATTGTGATAAATGGATTAACAAAAATTGCTATCAAATCAGCAGATATTCTCTGTGCTGCATCGCCCCTGAATATTTCAGATATTTGTGAAAGGAACTCTGAAAAATCACCAATCTTATTCCACAATACAGCCCTCGCATCAAACATTTCAGATAATCTTATCTTAATAAAATCCTTATTGGATGATAAATATTTATCTATTCCACCTAACAGATTCCCACTTATTGAAGCACCAATATTTACAAAAGATCCTGTTATTCTACCCGCATTCATTACTATGCTGTCAAAGTAATTCTTCGCAGAAGCAACTACATTTCTATCTGTAAATATATCTATAAGACTATCTTTAATGCTTAAAAGTAGTTTTCGCTGTCTCTTGATGCTTTTCTCAAAGTCAGTACCTAAACCTTTTTTAAAGCCTTCCTTGAATGTTGTAGCAATATCTTCTATTATCCGCTTGAACTTGTTAAGTTCATCTCCCGCTTTTCCAATTTCATTAGATACATTAGTATCCATTCCGGATACTGAACCCGATGCTGTGCCAGTACCTGATGAACCAGACAAACTGCTATCATCTGTTAGCTCTGTAAGTTTATTAATCTGGTCGAAACCTGCGAGTGATTTTTCTATATCTTTGGCTGTCTTCTTAGCAGCACTTCCAATATCACTTACATTGTCTGCTGCACTGCCTGCATCTGCTCCAATCCCTGCTATATCCGAACTTATCGAACCCATAGAGGCTGATATATCTGCCCCTGTTAGCAACTGTACAAAGTTAGCAAATCCATCTGCCACTTTCTGCAGTCCTGCAAGCAGACCATTAAATA